AGTCAATGTCTGATATATTTTTAATTTTTTCACTATAGACATCATCAATAAAGCTACTTTCAACATCTATCTCAACATGACCTTGGTATATTTCTTCTGAGCTTTCAATAATCTTGTCTTTGTAATAGTCTTCGGCAAGTATACTTAATGCATCACATTTAACTCTGAAATTTATATCTTTTGTAACAACTACAACTTTTTGCTTTGTTTTTCCTTGTAGATTCATTGCAACAGAAATAATTTTATTATCTGCAAGATTTGCATCTAAACCAATCGGAACGTCTCGCATTCCGCCTAATTCAACTCTAATTGTTTGTTTGTTTTGTATTTCTATTCCCTGGTAAAGCTTTCCTGCACTCCTAAGATTGTCAAGATAACGATTAATATATCTTGCATTTTCACCAATAATCCCTTTCTTATCTTTAAATCTGTCTAATTCATCAAGTACAACAAGGGGTATAACTAAATCATTACCGGGAAAAGAGTGAATTGACGATTTATCGTAAAGAAGGACACTAGTATCGATTACAAATAGTTTTCTATTATTTAGTTTAGACAAAGTTAACTCCATTGTTGTTCTTAATTATCTTCTCTGTGTATAATGTGTTTAAACTATTTTTAGTATAAGGAGTGAGAATGAAATGTTATAAATTTCAGGAACAAAATTGCACAGGATGTAAAGTAAAAGAATGCAGATATTGGATCAAAGATATATCATCTGGTAATTGTGTTATCGTAGGCACTAAAAAGAAAGAGTGGACTTTGCAAGACATAGGAGATCTTTTTGGCGTTACAAGAATGCGAATATGTCAAATAGAAAAACAAGTCCTTAGTAAAATTAAAAAGAAAATCAACCTATAAATAAAAAAAGCTCACTAATGTGAGCTTTTAACAAATTATGGAAGAATATAAACTATTCTGAGTCAGCTTTATCTTGATTTAGTGTTGCTTTAACAAGCTCAGTAGCTTGCTTTTTAAGCAATCTCAAACCTTTTCTTGCTCTAACTCCTGCTGACTTATTTCCCTTAATAGCGTTTTTAACAACGTCACCTTCTAGGGACTCAACCAAAGTTTTTAACTCTTCCCACTGTCCTAAAAGTACATTTGATTCAGACATTTTTTGCTCCTTAAATTTGTCAAACCCCTAATAGTTTTGTATCATTGCTATCAGGTTCTACATCATCATACTGTGATTCTTCATCAGGTTTAATACCAGACCTATATTTTTTTAAAATTTTAGTTATATCTTCAAGTGCAGATCTATTTTCTAACTCAAGTGATAGAAAATATATGATATCTAACTTATGTCCTTCATTTACTCCGTAGTCAATAATTGTTTTAACAATATCTCTTGACTCCTGCACACGTCTAACATCTTTTTCACTTGTAGTTTCACCTAGCTTCATAGTAAGCTCCTATTAATTCATCTTCAATTATTTTTGAACGAATTTTAATTTTTTCATTTTCTTGCAAGTTTAGTATTTTAACAACTGTCTTATCATCAATAATATCTCTTTTTATTACGACAGGTTCTCCCCATCTCTCTTCATCGATAATATCAACAACATGTTCCCAAGTTGCATAATCACAATTATGATTAGAGAGTAGCATACTTAATTTATCTGACATTTGCATTGACATATCAGATATAGATAATCCGGTATTTAATTCTTCTTTTCCTACTACTATTTCTGAACGGCATATGTCATAAACTTTGTGTACTGCACCGCAATTATTACATTGTGCATACTTTTCATTAATTAGCCCATCTTTTATTTTTGAATATACTAAAAACTTGTGATACAAAGGAGGGTCTCGTCGCTTGTATTGAGGTAAAATACAATGACATTCAATAAGATGCTTAATTCCTTTATACTTGCTCATAGACTATTCTGAAGCGCTTGCTAATCCTCTTGCTTCTGAAGCTATAGCAGCAGTTGCTGCTTGTTCAATTGAGCTTTCAATAATATTGCATATTCTTTCAATTTGTCCCTCATTAAGCTCTCCAAACATACCTTTTTGATGTGCTAATACAACATTGTTTTTTGTTTGATTTTTTACGTAACTAACTACTGTTATAAATGATCTCGTGACATCAGATTCTTTTAAAGCCATTATTTCTCCTATTGACCAGTTTTCTTTCTAATTATAACTGCGCAATCAATAGTGTAAATTGTTTTTAAAAATGACAAAGTTTTCTTAAGTAAGTAAATTATTGAATGTGTTGGAATTAGCTTTGTTTCTGTAATACCATTTTTCTTACCATAAAATATTCCTGACGATCCTGTTTTAAGAAAATACAAAGTCTTTTTTACATCTCTTGCTAAAATACTATCATTTTTATCTATTTTTAATATAATTTTATCAGCTGATAATATTTTTATTCTTTTTTCTAATATTTCTGTATTTGCTTCTGCTCTAGAATCTAATTTTCTTTTTTCTAAATATACTACATGTTTTGAAATAATATTGTCTGATATTAATGGTTTGAAATTAATTCCGTTTTTGTCTATACTTATTTTTTGCCCTTTCTTAAGTTTTCGTCTTACTGCTATTGATATTGTTTCACCTTTTAATGAGCTAACAACATCTGATCCATGTAGCATTGCAAAATCAATAAGAATATTAACATTTAGTTCATTGATGTCTAGCGAAACAGGAAAAATATTTATTGTTCTTCTTTTTAAATTTTGCAAAAATACATCTTTGACCTCTGGGCTCATTCCTTTGCAAAATATTACATATGGCTCTTTGTTTTCACTTGCGTTTTGTAGTAGATGATATATTTCACCTACTGTGTCTATAAAACCGTCTATAATAATAAAGTTATAGTCCTTAGCTTCCCAATTTTGTTTATTTAATAAAAAATCACTATCAAAATCCAAATTAAATGTTATGTTATTTGTTTTAAGAATAATATTTTTATCAACATGACTTTCTTCAATAAAAAGCCTTGTAGAAACGCTCATATTATCTACAATTGTTCTTATTATTTTTCTGTTAGATTTAGAAATTTCACTTGTGACAAAATATCTAAAATCATTTTTAGACATATTAATTGACTTTAGTTTTACTATGTCAATCATTCTACTAATATTATCTTCAATATCAGACAATTTTTTATCTTTAAAGCCGGGTTTTCCAATCTCTGACATTGCAATGTCAATAAATTGTTCTCCAAGACCCGGGTATATAGATTCTAAATCAGAAAATATGCTTGTTATAAGCGGCCTAAATATACTATGTGAATTGTTTCCGCTTTTTGAATTTAGATAATTAAAAGACTTTCCTTTTACTAGAAAGCCTTTTTCATAAATTGTACTGTCTTCACTAGAATTAACAAAAGATTGATATTCTTCTCTAAGTAATTTTTCTAGGAATTCTTTGTCTTTAAGTTCAATAAAGTCCATGACTTTATGAGTCTCTCCAGAGGTTATTAGAAGCGTAAGTCAATATTTCTTCTGCTGAAGACTCATTATAACCATATTCTTCAATTAATGTTTCGACCATTTCACTGTATTTTTTCTTTTGGTCGTCGTCACGTGATCTAGATCTTGTAACAATTCGAGCTATATCTTTTACTGACATTATCATATATTCTTCAATAGCTTCTTTTAATGGACCGTAAGATCTAAAGTTAATAGTCTCACCTCTTCTCATTTTAGCAAACATATAAGAAGTAACGTCTGATCTGAATCCATCACGTGCAGAACCTACAACACCTATCATTTCTTCAATAGACTTCATGAATTTTTCATCAGGTTCGCGTTCTTCTCTTGTTATTTTATCCTTTACGTTTGCGCCTGTTGTGTAACACTCAGCATTATCAAGATAAGACTCAAAAAGAGATTGTGCTTGTTCTTCGTAAGCAGTGATAAATGCTTTAGCAATCTCTGTTTCTAGAATTCTAAGATACTCTTCTCTGATTATTTTTTGAATTAATTCCAAGTAGGATTCCCTAACGTCTTCAGCAATTATTTGTTCTTTGACTTGTTTTGACAAGCTTTCCATAACACTAATAGGTGTTATCATATTCTTGTCTGAGTCTGAGAGAGCTGAATCTAAAGCTTTCATAATAAATCTTGTAGATATACCTGTCATTCCTTCTCTTCTAGCTTCATCTTTTAAGTCTCTAATATCAACTTTTCTTACCTTTCCTTTTTCTATAATGTCCTCGCCGTTGTATATCTTCATCTTTGTAAGGATATCACACTTATTTGAGGCTTTAAGTCTAGACATGATGGAAAACATAGAAGCAACCTTGATTGTATGTGGAGCAATGTGTGCTCCTTTAAAATCAGATCTATTGATCATTTTTTCATATATTTTTATTTCTTGATCTAGTTCCAACACGTAAGGTACTTCTATTCTTATAACTCTGTCAAGAATAGCTTCGTTTGTGTGTTCACCTTTAAACTTATTCCATTCTGCTTCATTACAGTGTGATAAAATAACACCATCAAAATATATCATGTCATTTTTACCCGGTGAAGGTACGCGCTTTTCTTGAGTAGCAGTTAACATTGTATGTAAAAATTCAATTTCATTCTTGAAAACCTCAACAAATTCAACAATTCCGCGATTACCAACGTTAAATGCACCGTTCAAGGACAAAACACGAGGATCATCTTCTGGATATAGATCTAGCTTTGATATGTCTTCAGTACCTATTAATACAGAAACATCTTGGCTGTTAGCATCCATTGGAGGTACAGAAGCAATTCCTCTACGACCACGTTGAGAGAATGAAGATTGGACTACTTTAAAATTCTCATATTGCTTATCATATTCATTCAATAGCTTCCATCTAGCAATAGGAGATATATCACCCTCTATTTTTACATCAAGTAATTCTTCAAATTTAGATCTTAATGATCTAGGGATTAACTGTAAAGGTTCTCCTTTTTGTGGGTCACCATCTAGGTGATAATATACTTGACCTTCCAAAGCACTTTTAATATGTTCAGTTAGCGCACTTTTACCTGCACCAACCGGTCCCATGAGAAGCAATACTTGTCTAGATTCTTCACCTTTTAACGCAGCAGACTTTAGATATCTCATAACCTTGTTGATTACCATTTCCATGCCAAAAAACTCTTCTTTGAAATAGTCATAAACTCTTATTTTATCACCATTGAAGATACCTCTATAGCCTTCATCGTCGATATCAACTACATTACAGCCTTTTTCATTAATAGCATCATAAAGTCTTCTGTGCGCTAGCTTAACAACACTAGGGTCTTCTCTAACTAATTCTAAATATTCTAGCAAAGTCCCATCAAACTTCTTCTCCTTCTTTTTACCTCTTTGTTTTTTGATTATGCTTAAAAAATCTTTCTTTGACATGTTGTTTCCTATGAAAATTTTATCCTATATATGATTATAACTATACTTTAAAAAAAGTTTACCCTATATTTCCCATATCTCATCTTCTATTATTGTAAATAAAACTGCACCTTCAGGCCAAAGATGTCTAACATTTTCTGTAACCTTATCTGCATATTCTAAATCTAAATCTCTTCCATCATGATCGTGCTTAAGAACCAAAGACTTGTCTTTTTTAATATCATGTGCATATATTCTAGGGATAGAATTAACCCCTGTATTACGTAGCAAAGTATTTCTAACAGTTTTCCAGTCGTCATGATCAGATACTTCATCAATGAAAGTTTCACCGCCTTTATTTTTTGAATACGTAAATAAGTTTAATTCTCTAAAATCATTCTCATCTAAATACATTCTTATTGCTGATTCATCATCATGAGCTTCACGTATTAAAAAGCACTCATCAAGACCTATTTCTTTTTCAATTTTTTGAAAAAGATAAAAACCAACATGATAAGGATTGATCCCACCGATGTGAGGTCTGACGACTGCATTGTGCATTTTTAAAAAAGGAATATGATACTCTTGTGGAAGATCGAGTTCATGAAGAATTTTATAGTGCCAAAAAGAAGCCCAACCCTCATTAAGGATTTTTGTCTTTATTTGAGGTATAAAGTACATGCTATCTTCTCTAACTATGTTAATTATATCCAATTGCCAGTCTTCGAAATGTGTACCATATTCAATTAAGAATGAAAGCAAATCATGATCGTCTTCCAATAGTTCTGAAGATTCTAGCCTATTAAGAGATATTGTCTTGATTAAATTTTTGTTTTTGTCTTTGTTATACTTTTTGATTAAATCACGTTTTATTTGATTTCTTGATTTTCTAGGAATATTATGTCTGCAAGTTTGAAACCTTATACTATGCAAACAATCAATAAATTCTTCAACAACGTCAATGCCAATATTAGGATCTTCGGAATATTTTTGTATTCTATTTCTAGCGTTTCTAAATTTTGCCACAATATTTTTTGCATCTGTATGTTTAAAACACCTGTTGTTCTTAAAAAAATCACTGTGACCCACACAGTGAGCCATGATTAGTATCTGAAGATACAGATCATTTTGTCTCATGAGGTATGCAATTGATGGATCTGAATTGATAATTAATTCATATGGTAGGCCTTGTGCTCCTAAGTTATATAACTGTCTTGTCTGTTCAAATGACTTTCCATAACTCCAATGATTATAGTGACTAGGCATGCCGTGATATGACATGTGACCCATCATTTCATAATAGTCGCATATTTCATAATTAATATTATACCAATCTAAATTATATTTTTTAGCAATGTCGCATATTTTGTCGTCCCATTCAGTGAGATCACTTATCTTCCATGTCATAATTTACCTCCGAATAGTTTAGCAAATTCAGGCCAGACATCTTTCTTATTGTTTATCTTAGAAACTTTAAACTTCTTGTCTTGAATTTGATCATAAATGTCTGCCATTTTATTACCATCTCCAGCTCCAAAACTATTTCTTCCTAATATCTGAATATATGCACATAGTTGACATAATTCTTTCAGTCTGTCTGTTAAGTCAAGAGCCTTTTTATTATCTTCAACCCAATTATCGCCATCACTGCAATGAAAACTATATATGTTCCAGTTTTCAGGAGAGTATCTTTGTGTTATTATTTCTAGACATCTTTCTATTCCTGAGCTTATAAAAGTGCCTCCCGAAGACCCTCTAGAAAAGAATTGTTCCTCATCTACTTCCCAAGCTTCAGTAGTGTGTGATATAAAAACAATTTCTACTTTTTGATATCTGTGTCTTAGAAATTGATACAATAAAAAGAAAAAACTTCTTGCAAGAAATTTCTTAGTTCTTCCCATAGATCCGGAGACGTCCATAATAAAAAATATCACAGCATTAGTTACTTCTTTTTGTGTAACTGAGATATGTTTGTATTTAAGATCACTTTCATGAAAAGTAAATCTCTCTTCAGATTCAGGATCATGAGCACCTGTTTTGATTGCTCTTTTCTTTCTACGAATCTTATTTTTTATTGTTTCTTTTTTTGACAACCTAGGTCTAATACCTTGTGGTCTATAACCCTTTCTTTTAAATTTTTCATTTACTATATTAGTAAAGTTTTTCTTTTCCAATTCAGGTAAATCTAAATCATCAAACAAGTAATTTGCTAATTCTTCTAAAGATATTTCAACTTCATAGAATTCATCACCAGATTCATTTCCGGGTTTATCTGTTTTTTTACCTTTTCCTTTTTTAGGTTTACCACTAGATATTTTTTGACCTTTAGAGATATTTTTTCCCTGTGCTGATCCTACTTTCTTCTGACCATTTCCAGGTTCGTTGTTGTAAATAAATCTATATTCCTTAATTCCTCTAACAGGTATTCTAACTTTTTTCTTTCCATCTTTGCCTATGATCGATTCTTCAGCTATAATATCATGAATTCCCTCTTTGATAGCTTTTTCTATTTTTTTCTTATGTCTTCTTCTATCAGTAGCAGATCTATCAGCAATAGTTTTATGTTCTTTAAATATTGACATTATTAAAAACCTCTTAGAAATTAATTTAAACTATAAATTAATAAATTTACAAAAAAAATAAATTTAAATTAATTTTGTAAATAGAAATTATTGATTAGTATTATATTATTAATCATAATGAAATAGAATCTCCATATAAACTAAACTTTGAATTATATAATTTTTGTATTAAATCTTCAGATCTTAACATTTTATAAGCTATGTTTTCCACAGACATTTCTCCTGACTTATTTAGAGCTGATTTTCTCATATTTCTTAATTTCTTTAAAAGCCTCTCTACACTCTTAAGATCTTCAGACTCTATAGCAGAAGAAATTTCTCTTTTTAACATTTGAAACTTTTTATTAGCTGATTTTAAATTAGGTTCTTTTTGAAATTTCTCAGGTTTCACTATCCATTTTTCTTGATCGATACTGTAAACACCTGAGGAAACATGCTCTTCAGAAGAATCTTGTGGATATATTTCAACTTCAATACCATTAACAGTTATATCATACCTATCATTCCAGTAACTTTTTTTAGCATTCATAAATCCTTCTACTAAGTCTTCATCGTTAGATATCTTATCAAAATCTATGACTATGTGTAAATCTATATCACTGTAGGGGGTGTAATTGTAATTTGCATAAGATCCAGTAAAAGTTACATCTTCAACATCAACATCAATCTTTAAGTAATCTAAAAATTCATTTGCAATATTTTCTAATGCTTTCTGCACATCAGGGCGCATATTTTCATCATCTTCCCAAATTTTTTTAGAAAGTTCATCATGAGGTAAAAATGATCGCATATTAAGCTCAGACATAATTTCACTCCTGATATTAATTATCACACAGGGTTTGCTAAAGTTAAATTATTAAAAAAAAGTGTCAATTACTCCATAGAAAGTTAAGTAATATTATGGAGGCAAATATGTTCAGAAGATACGCATATTTGATATTGGGGGAAGTGATGCTAGCAATAATTTTTATTATTTTTATATTTTCTTGTGTAAAAGTTATGAAAGGAGATGTACAGAGTGGCAGTAATTTAGTTTCTCTTCAAACATCAAAAGATTCATCTTATAATAACGACTATTTTGTATACTTTGAAAAACATGTACTGATAGATAAAAATTTAGAATTTTGCGTAGTAGGTCAAGAATGCGATAATGATAAAGTTGAAACAACTAGCTTGTCATCCGCATCAGGCGGAATTATAGGGGCAAAAGATGATATTCTATTTGCTTTAACAGCAGCACATTTTTGCTTTGATAGTGAAGAAGATCTTCAGGATACAGGTGCAGACGGAAAAACAATAGAATATAAAAAATTAATAATTGTTCATTTTTTAAATACAGCAACCAGCGCTTACATTGAAAAATTTGAACCTAAATCTGATTTATGTTTATTGTCTTTTAGGATAGACGACTATGCATCAAGAAAATTTAATTTTAAAAACATAAAGTTAGCTAATAAAATGCCTGATATCGGTGAAGATATCTTCACAATTAGCTCACCCCTTTCAATTCATGGTAAATCGTTCAGGCTTCACTTTGAAGGTAATTTTGGAGGTTGCGATTCTAGATATGGTTGTATGTATACAATTCCCGCTACTTATGGTAGTTCTGGCAGTCTAGTCTTGAATAAAAAGGGTCAACTAATCAGTGTGATATCTATATCAATCATACCTTTTCAAAATATTTCTGCCGGTCCTCACATTGATGAGATAAGGAAATTTTTACTTGACTTTGACAAAGAAACAGGTATAATGCTTTATTGAAATATATTTAATAACATGAGTAAACTAAAGATAAGCAAAGATCTTCCCATGTGTGAAGATAACAATAAAGTACAATTAATGGGCGAGTTTTGCAACTTCTGTGCTGATTTTCTGCCTATTACCGGTAACTATGACATTCAAGTTGTAAGTGAAAGAGAGCCATACGGCATCGCAACAACAGCTGCTTATCACATGGGAGAAAATAAGTGCATTATATACGCAAAAGATAGAGCATTTGTTGATGTACTTAGATCTATTGCACATGAAATGACTCACATGATGCAAGATGAGTTAGGTCTCTTAGAAGGCGGAAATATTAGAGACGCAGG